AAAGAAATCAAACGCACTACCCCCCAGAATTTGCTAGACGCGCAGGTAGAGACAACCAAATGGTTGGAAGAGTTAGGCGCAACGCCTGACGCCGAGATTTTTATGCAGGTCGAAGAAGCCGTATCCTGCGAGACTTTTGCTGCGCTGTCAGCAAACACCGACCCCAACGCCCAACGTAACCAGTTAGTAAAGATTAAGACGCCAGAAGCAGTACGGCATCTAGTCGGTATGTTGACGGCGTACGACTGGCACTTTGTCGAGCAGGCCAAAGAACTTAGAGGCTATGCGGTTGCTCAGTTGGTTGAGGAGACGAAGCACCCCGACGCTAAAATCAGGCTGCGGGCGCTGGAGTTACTAGGCAAGGTCACAGAAGTGGCGCTGTTTACGGAGCGCGTTGAGGTCAAAAAGACCGAGATGTCCGACGCCGAGCTTGAAGCTAAGATTAAAGAAAAACTTAATAAGATGGCACAAATTATTGATGTGACCGATGTCACAGAAGTGCTAGACATAAAAGAAAAGACAACCGAAAACCTAAATCCACTGAGTAACGCATTCGATGAATCTTAGTCCCCATGAGATTACAGCGCTTCAAAAGATTCTTCCTACGCTATCGCCGCAGGAGAAAGCCGAACTTTTGGCGGATCTGGAAGAACGGACGATTCGTGCGGGTAAGAAAGCTGCTCAAACGTCGCTACTTGGTTTTGCACAGCACGTCTACCCCGGGTTTAAGATTGGCCCTCACCATCGGAAGCTCTCGAAGATCTTCGAAGACGTAATTGAGGGTAAAAAGAAACGCGTCATTATTAATATCGCCCCGCGTATGGGTAAGTCTGAGTTCTCGTCCTACCTGTTCCCCGCATACTTTCTAGGCAAATTCCCCGAAAAGAAGATCATCATGGGCACGCACACTGCGGGTCTGTCGGAAGACTTCGGCCGTCGGGTTCGAAATTTGATCGAGTCGGAGGAATACAATGAGATTTTTTCCAAGACCCTTGTCGCGGAGGATCAAAAAGCAGCGGGAAAATGGTCCACGTCTGCCGGTGGTCAGTACTACGCTGCTGGTGTTGGCGGTGCTCTGGCTGGTCGTGGTGCTGACTTGTTTGTTATCGACGATCCCCACTCCGAACAAGATATGAAAGCCAACAGCCGCCTGTCATTTGACGCGGCTTGGGCGTGGTTCCAGCAAGGCCCGCTCCAACGCTTGATGCCGGGCGGGGCGATTATTGTCATTATGACCCGATGGAGTTTGATTGACTTAACCGGACGCTTGATTGACTTCTCTATTAAGAATCCTGACGCAGATCAGTGGGAGATTGTAGAGTTACCGGCCATATTTAACGAAGATACAGACAGCGAGAAGTCATTATGGCCAGAACAATGGCCGTTGGACCTGTTAAAAGCCAAAAAAGCCAACTTAGACCCCCGGTTCTGGAACGCGCAGTACATGCAGAACCCGACATCGGACATCAGCGCCTTAATTCCGCGCTCGTCATGGAAGGTTTGGGAGCCAGAAGAGCCGCCCCGCTGTGAATTTATTATACAGTCGTGGGATACGGCGCACGAAATTAAGACTACCAGCGACTATTCGGCCTGTACGACGTGGGGCGTTTGGTATAACGAGGAAGATAACAACAGTCCGAACTTAATTCTGCTCGATGCGTTTAAAGATCGGATGACTTTCCCTGATTTAAAGCAGTGCGCCCTAAAACATTGGAAGGAATGGGAACCAGATGCATTCATTGTGGAGAAAAAGGCAGCCGGTGCGCCTCTTATACAAGAACTCAGAGCAATGGGAATCCCCGTACAAGAGTTCACCCCCAGCCGTGGCAAAACTGCTGGCTCCACCGATAAAGTTGCACGACTCAACGCAGTCTCAGACCTTTTTTCTTCCGGAAGAGTCTGGGCTCCCGACACACGCTGGGCTAAAGAAGTGATTGAAGAGGTTGCAGCGTTTCCTGTTGCAGAGCACGATGACTTTGTTGACACCGTTTCACAAGCATTGCTCCGGTTTCGTCAAGGGGGCTTTATTGCCCTACCTACTGACGCACAAGATGAGCCTAGTCTGTTTAGACGCAAGACATTCGCATACTACTAAGGAACAAACATGGCTACTAATATGGATAAGTCGCTCTATCGCGCGCCCGCAGGCATTGACCAACTAGATGATGGGGAGCCTGAACTGGAGATTGAGATTGTTGACCCTGAAGAAGTGACTATAAAGGGTCCGGGCTTTGAGTTGGAGATCACAGAAGACGGCGAAGGCGTAGATTTCAACGATAACTTGGCCGAAGAGATGGACGCCAGTGACTTGCAGTCGTTGGCAGAAGACCTAGCCTCCGACATCGACAACGACAAGATGTCCCGCAAAGACTGGGAAGATACATATAAGAACGGGCTGACGTTGCTTGGCTTAAAGTACGACGAGCGGACCGAGCCTTGGGCTGGTGCCTGCGGTGTGTTCCACCCAATGATTACCGAGGCGGTAGTGCGGTTCCAAGCGGAGACAATTACGGAGACGTTCCCGGCACGGGGACCTGTACGAACAAAAATAATTGGTAAAGAGACACCAGAGAAAAAAGAATCGGCTGTTCGTGTGGAAGAAGACATGAACTACCAGTTGACGGAGAAGATGACAGAGTTCCGGCCAGAGCATGAGCGCATGTTGTGGTCGCTGCCGGCCACGGGGTCTGCGTTTAAGAAAGTTTACTATGATCCCAATTTGGGACGTCAGGTGTCGATGTTTGTGCCGGCCGAAGATGTGCTGCTGCCATACGGTGCGACCGAGTTGGCCACCTGTGGACGTGTCACGCACATTATGCGTAAGACAGAGAATGATCTGGTCAAATTGCAGAATGCCGGCTTTTACATGGACGTTGAGTTGGGTGAGCCAACCAAGTTTAAGTCAGAGATTCAAGAGAAAAAAGACAAAGAGACGGGCTTTGCGGCGACCTACGACGACCGTTATGAGTTGTTCGAGTGCCACGTTGACTTGGACTTAAAGGGATTCGAAGACGAAGATGATGACGGTCCGACCGGCATCGCCCTGCCATATGTTGTGACAATGATCCGCGGCTCAAACGAGATTCTGGCCATCCGTCGTAACTGGAAAGAAGACGATCCACTGAAGCTTAAGCGTGCGCACTTCGTGCATTACCAGTACATCCCCGGCTTTGGTGCCTATGGTTTTGGTCTGTTCCACCTGATCGGCGGATACGCTATGTCGGCTACGTCGATCATGCGTCAGTTGGTGGATGCCGGTACATTGTCTAACTTGCCGGGTGGTTTGAAGTCCCGTGGTCTGCGTATCAAAGGGGACGATACACCGATTGCTCCGGGTGAGTGGCGTGATGTAGATATTGGATCGGGGGCCATTCGTGACAACATTCTGCCGCTTCCTTATAAAGAGCCGAGTGCTACGCTGTATCAATTACTGGGAACCATCGTTGAAGAAGGTCGGCGCTTTGCGGCTACAGCCGATATACAAGTGTCCGATATGTCGGCTAATGCGCCGGTGGGAACAACGCTAGCTATTCTGGAACGTACGCTGAAGGTTATGTCAGCCGTACAAGCGCGTGTGCACTTTGCGTTCAAACAGGAATTAAAACTGTTAGCCGGCATTATCCGGGACTACACCGATCCTGATTACACGTATGAGCCGGACGAAGGTACACCGCGTGCCAAACAAAGTGACTACTCGCAGGTAGACATTATTCCAGTTAGTGACCCTAACGCAGCCACAATGTCGCAGCGGGTTGTGCAGTATCAGGCAGCCCTTCAGTTAGCCCAAGGCGCACCGCAGTTGTACGACATGCCGATGCTACACCGGCAGATGCTGGAGATTCTGGGCATCAAGAACGCAAACAAGCTCGTGCCTATGGACGACGACAAGAAGCCGCAAGATCCGGTTAGCGAGAATATGAACGTGCTGAACCTAAAGCCCGTCAAGGCGTTCATGTACCAAGATCATGAAGCCCATATTAAAGTGCACATGGCTGCCACGCAAGATCCGTTGATTCAGCAAATGGCGGGTCAAAACCCACAAGCGCCAATGATTATGCAGGCAATGCAGGCACATATCATGGAGCACATTTCGTTTGCATACCGCGCCAAGATCGAGCAGGCGTTGGGTGCCGACTTGCCTAAACCTGACGAAGAAATGAATCCGGCCGTTGAAGTACAACTCTCCCGTCTGGTTGCCCAAGCCGCACCGATGGTGTTGCAGCAGAGCCAATCGCAAGTTGCCCAGCAGAAAGCACAAGCTGCCGCACAACAGGCACAGCAAGACCCCGTAATGCAGATGCAACAGGCAGAGTTGCAATTACGTCAACAAGAGTTGGAGTTGAAGAAACAAGAAGTAGAAATTAAAGGCAAAAAGCAAATGGCTGATGCCGCAGCACAAGCCGACAAAATCCGCCTCGACGAAGAGACGTTGCAAGCCAAGATGGAGTTGGAAGGTACCAAACTTGGTATGAAAGCCAAGCAGGATGAAATTCGGATGAACTCCGACAACGAAAAAGAAGGCGTGCGTATTGGCGCTGACATCGCTAAAAATCAAGCTGAACAAGTAATTCGTGCCCAACAAGCACGCAATCCAAAAGGTAGAGAATGAACAGTCCATACAATTTCGTAGAAGTCCTCCGGGACATTATCCGGAAGGATATGAACAACTACGCTGATGATGTTGCAGGAGGCGCATGTGCTGATTTTGCGTCGTATCAAAAGCTTTGCGGGGTAATTCAAGGTCTAGCCATCGCAGAGCGTCACTTACTG